TCAAATAAAAAAGAACCAGTTAATTGGGATAAACCGCCATTAGAAAAAACAGTGAAAGAAAATTTAGGCCAATGGTTAGCAAAGCAAATTATAACAGAAGGTGGAGCTTATGGTCACATGGCACATCCATTTGATGATAAAGGCTTAACGTTTGGAGACTTTAGACAAATTATAGATATAGCACTTCAAGGCAAATTAGATTTAGAAAAAGGTGCAACAGAAAAAACAGATGGACAAAATCTTTTTATTACTTGGAACGATGGACTAAAAGCTGCAAGGAATACCGGTGATATTAAAAAAGGTGGGGTTGACTCTAAAGCAATTGCATCAAAATTTGCAGGTAGAGGCAATATAGAAAAAGCTTTCAATTTTGCAATGGCAGATTTATCAAAAGCTATTGGTAGTATAAATGATAAACAAAAGAAAAAGATATTTGATGGCGGTAATAATTGGGTAAATATGGAAATCATGTACCCAGCATCTTCAAATGTAATTACCTACGACGCACCTCATCTCCAGTTCCACAATGTATTACAATATAAAGATGGTAAAGCTATAGGTTCAGTAGTAAATGGAGCCAAAATATTGGCAGGGATGATAACACAAGTCAATGCAAATGTACAAAAGAATTTTAGTGTTATTGGTCCTCAATTTTTGAAAGTCAATCCACACCAAGACTATTCAGCAAAAAAACCATATTTTTTAGGCAAACTAAATTCATTAATGAAAAAATTTAATATGAGTGATAGTAATACATTTGGAGAATATCACCAAGCATATTGGGAAAATTATATTGATAAGAAAATTGGTAAAGTAAATAATACTATAAAGATAGGACTTGTTAAACGCTGGGCATTCTTCGATAAATCTTTTAGACTAAACAAAAAAACAATACCAGATGAAAAGCTTTTAGCAAAAGCTCTAGAAACTGATAAACAAAAACATGAAGAACAAGTAAAGAAAAATATGCTACCATTTGAAAAATTATTTTTTGAATTAGGAGCAGAGGTACTTAAAAACGCTGAAGGATTCTTAGCAGCAAATCCAGACAAAGCAGTACAAAATATTAGAAAGCAAGTTAAGTCTTCAATATCTTCAGTCATGACTGGAGGAGATATAAAAAAAATAAATAGGCTAACTCAACAATTAAATAAATTAAAATCAATTGGTGGTATGGAAGCAATAGTACCAAGCGAAGGTTTAGTATTTGTATATAAAGGAAAAACATATAAATTGACAGGCGCTTTCGCTCCAATAAATCAAATTACGGGAATGATAAGTTTTTAGGTTATGAAAAATATTACAAGAAATAAAGTACAAAGAATGAGAAATTTAGTCACAGGTAATTATGGTGCAAAAACTCAAACACAAGTAGGGTATAAAAAATATAAAACAAAATATGATGAAGGTGAGGTATGGGAAGAAAATGGAAAAGTCTGGACAATTAAAAATGGTATCAAGCAAAATGTTTCAAAATTAAAAAAAGCAAGAGAAGCTAATAAAATTCCTTTGAGCTGTCCTAAATGTAATGGTTCAATGAATAAAAGTCAACATAAATTTATGTTCCAACATCACGGCCACTGCTTAATATGCCAAACAGAGTTTGAAAGAAAAATGCATAATAATGGAACATATAATGATTGGGTTAAAGATAATGTTAAAAATAATTTCAGTAAATGGAAGAATGATAAAAAAGAACAATTCAATGATTGGTTTTCTAAAATAGATATGAAACAATATATTACCGAAGCGGGATTAATAGAAGATTGGGAAGGGTTAAGCTCAAAAGCAAAACAAGATATTATAAAAAGATTTGAAAAATATATACAAAGTGAAGAAGAAAAAATGGATAAACTTATAAAGGAGCAATTAAAATGAAAAAGTTATGGAAAATTTTATTAGCAATAGGCACATTACTTTTAGGTATATTGGCATTCTCATCAAAAGGTGGTAAGAAGAAATTTAAGAAAGACTTAAAGGAAAATAAAAAGAAAGCTGATGCTGTAAAAGCAAAGTCAAAAAAAATTGAGATTGCAAAAAAGAAAACCAAAAAGAAAATAGCTACAATGGAAAAGAAAATAAAAGTACTTAAGAGAAAGAAGAGACCTACAGCAAAAGCAAAAAAGGAACTCAAGGAGTTTAAGAAAAAATTTGGGAAAAGAAAATGAAATTCATTATATCAACATTAATAGTTTTATTATCATTTAATGCATTTTCACAAGATACAATAAAAATTTCTCAATCTGAAATCGATGGTGTAATATCTGCTATGGATACGCTAATGGAACAAGATTCGATAAACAACATTTTAATAGAGCAACAAACAATACAAATAAATAATTTCAAAATTTTGGCCAAACAGGATAGTATACTACTTATGTATAAGAACCAAGAAATTGATTTATTAAATGGCCAAATAAAATTATATGACAATAGACTTAAAGTAGTTGATAAGTGGTATAATAAAAGATGGGTAGGTTTTATAATGGGCGTTGCAGCAACAGCTACAATGATTCATGTTATAGATTATTCACTCCCGCAATAATAAATTAAAAACATATATATTTATATATAGATATGGCCGAAAAAACTATCAAACAAGCATTAGTGGAAGAGTATATAAGGTGTTCTAAAGACCCTATATATTTTATGCGAAAATATTGTTATATTCAACACCCAATAAGAGGTAAAATAAAGTTTGATTTATATTCTTTTCAAGAAGATGCTCTTAAAGGTTTGCAAGACAATAGGTTTAACATTATATTAAAATCAAGACAGATGGGAATGTCAACTTTAACTGCAGGATATTCAGTATGGAGTATGGTTTTTAATGAAGACTTTAATGTATTGGTAATTGCAATTAAACAAGATACTGCAAAAAATATTATTACAAAAGTTAGAGTCATGCATGAATTATTACCTTCTTGGTTAAGAGTTGGTTCTGAAGAAGATAATAGACTTTCACTTAGATTAAAAAATGGTTCTCAAATAAAAGCAGTATCATCAGCACCAGATGCAGCTCGTTCAGAAGCACTGTCATTATTAGTAATTGACGAGGCAGCATTTATAGATAAAGTAGACGAAATATGGACAGCAGCTCAACAAACATTAGCCACTGGTGGAAATGGTATAATGTTATCAACACCAAATGGTACAGGTAATTTATTTCATAAGATATGGACAGAAGCGGAGAGAAATGAAGGAATGTTCAATCCAATTAAACTTCATTGGACATCACATCCAGAAAGAGACCAAAAATGGAGAGACGCTCAAGATATTTTACTTGGAGTAAAAATGGCAGCGCAGGAATGTGATTGTGATTTTATAACTTCTGGTGCAACAGTTATTGAAGGAAGTCTATTACAATACTATGAAGAGAATTTTTGTATAGAGCCCATAGAAAAACGAGGGCAAGATGACGAACTTTGGATTTGGAAATATCCAGATTATTCAAAAAATTATATGGTAGTAGCTGACGTTGCAAGAGGAGACGCAACAGATTATTCTGCATTTCATATTATAGAGATAGAAGCTATGGAACAAGTTGCAGAATTTAAAGGACAGATAGGAACAAAAGAATTTGGCAATATGTTAGTTAATATTGCTGGTGAATATAATGAAGCTCTACTAGTGGTAGAGAATGCTAATATAGGTTGGGCTGCACTTCAACCTGCTATAGATAGAGGTTATAGAAATCTTTATTATACATACAAACATGAAGGAGTTCATGACGCAGCCACTCAATTAAGCAAAGGTTATGACTTAAAAAACAAAGAAAACATGACGCCAGGCTTCACAACCTCTGCTAGAACCCGACCCCTTTTGATATCGAAACTTGATATTTATTTTAGAGAAAAGGCGTGTATTGTAAAATCACAAAGACTGATTGATGAGCTGTTTGTTTTTATTTGGAAAGGACATAAAGCTGAAGCACAAAGAGGTTATAACGATGATTTGACAATGGCTTTTTCAATTGCACTATATGTTAGAGATAATGCATTGCGTTTACATACCGAAGGACTTGCTATGAATAAAAGCGCAATTGATAATATTGTAAATACAAAAGGTGCTTATAAAGGTAATACATATTTAGAAGAAAACCCTTGGAAGCAACAAATCGGGAACGATGAAGAAGATTTAACCTGGCTATTAAAATAGGAGTTATTAAAGATGGCAGATAAAACATTTTTTGGAAGATTAAGAACTCTGTTTTCAACAGGAACAATAGTTAGAAGAACAGACGATGGCCTAAAGGTTGCAGATTTAAGTAAAGTACAGTCGAATACAAAATTAGCAACAAACAGATTAATTGATAGATACAATAGAATTTATCAAGCAAATACATACGGTTATAATCAGCAAGCAAATTTCCATACATTAAGACTGCAATTATATACTGATTATGAAATTATGGATGAAGACTCAATTATATCTTCAGCATTAGATATATATGCAGATGAGTCAACACTTAAAAATGAATATGGAAATGTATTAACAGTCCATACAGATAATGAAAAAATTAATAAAGTATTGAATAATTTATTTTATGATGTACTTAATATAGAGTTTAATGCGTGGCCTTGGATTCGTAATATGTGCAAGTATGGAGACCTATATCTAAAATTAGATATTACAGAAAAAATTGGTATAACAAACGCAATACCATTATCAGCATATGAAATGTTTAGAGAAGAAGGTATTGACCCATCAAATCCAGATTTAGTTGAGTTTACACATGACCCTTCTATGGGTGGTCAGACAGGTCAGGCTCCAGGTGGTGCAAAATCAAAATACAATAATTATGAGATAGGTCATTTTAGATTATTGAATGATATGAATTTCTTACCTTATGGAAAATCAATGATTGAACCTGCTCGTAAAACATACAAACAACTTACACTTATGGAAGATGCTATGTTAATTCATAGAATTATGCGAGCTCCAGAAAAAAGAATATATAAAATTGATATTGGAAATATACCTCCAAATGAAGTTGATACATATATGCAAAGAGTAATCAATCAAATGAAAAAAACTCCATATATTGACCAAACAACCGGCCAATATAATTTAAGATTCAATATGGCCAATATGATGGAAGATGTATATTTACCTGTAAGAGGTGGTCAATCTGGAACAGAAATTGATAGCATGTCTGGAATGGAGTGGGGTGGAATTGAAGATGTAGATTATTTAAAACATAGAATGTTTGCTGCGTTAAAAATACCTAAAGCGTTTTTAGGTTATGAAGAAGGTGTTGAAGGTAAAGCAACGCTAGCTGCAATGGATGTAAGATTTTCTAGAACAATTGAAAGAATACAAAGAATATTTATTTCAGAATTAACTAAGATTGCAATGGTACATCTATATTCTCAAGGATTTACAGAAGAAGAATTAGTTAATTTTGATTTAAGCCTTACAAATTCTTCAGCTATAGCAGAACAAGAAAAGATAGAATTATGGCAATATAAATTAGATTTAGCAACAACAATAAAAGACGGCAGGTTAGTTTCAGAAGAATGGGCATATAAAAACATATTTAATATGACAGATGAAGAAATGAAAGAACAACAGCGAGGTGTTGTACAAGATAGAAAACGTTACTTTAGACATAATGAACTCGAAAATGGAAATGACCCTGTTGATTCTGGAGAAGCAGTTGCAACAGATTGGGCAATGCAACAAGGTAGTTTACCACCAGCTGATATTGAAGGTGGATTTGAACCAGAACCACAGGATGCAGATGATTTATGGGGAGAAAATAAAGATGAAGTTAGTGAAAATAAACCTGGTGCAGGAAGACCTAAGGAAGGTGCTAAGTATGGAACTCAAAAATCTGCACGAGGTAGAGACCCGATAGGTAAAGAAGAAAGATTTAGAGACACAAAATTAAAAAACAATAAAAACAAAAGAAAGTTTATGAAAAAAGAAGATAAAAGGTCAACAGCAATTAATATTTTTAAAACAATGTCGAAACAAAAAAAATCTTCTTTACTTAATGAGGAAAATTTATTAGATAGCAATATTTAATATACTTGTTGATATTTATTATTATATAAAAGTATATAAAAAAGGAAAAAATTGGCAGTAAAACACTCAAAATATAAAAACACAGGTATTCTATTTGAATTACTTATAAGACAGGTAACAAGTGATACAGTAAATGGTGTTGAAAAATCTTCTGCAATAAATATAATTAGAGAATTTTTTAAAAAGAATACTACTCTTAAAAAAGAGCTAGGTTTATATCAAACACTTTTGAAAGAAAAATTTAATAAAGAAAATAAAGCTGAAAAATTTTTAGATGCAGTATTAAAAGAACGAGCTCGTCTTTCTAGTTCTACATTAAGAAAGCAAAAATATAATCTTATTAAAGAAATTAAAAAACATTATAATGTTGAAGAATTTTTTAAGATGCAAGTTTCTAATTATTCTAGAAATGCATCGATATATTGTTTATTTGAAGGAGCGTCTCCCTCAAACTCTGTAAGATTTAGATATTCCTTAATTGAAACAATTATGAATAAAAAATCTACAAAAACAAAAATTGACGAAACATATAATCTTTATTCAAAACAAGATAAAGATATTCGAATGCTTTCCTATAAAATACTTTTAGAAAAATTTAATGAAAAATATGGTACATTAGGTAAAAAACAAAAATCGTTGTTAAAAGAATATATAAACAATATATCAAATACAGACAAGCTTAAAGAATATGTTTATGGAGAGATAAATAACACAACATCTAAGATAGATAAACTTGCAAAACTTGTTAAAGAAAATGTTGTTAAAATTAAACTCAATGAAGTAAGTACTCAATTAAAAAAAATAAAAGAAGACAAAACAATAAAAGATAAATATATAATATCAGTATTACGTGCATATGATTTAACTAAGGAGTTGGCAAATGTCGTTAAATAAAAAATTAAATAAAATGTTTGACGAGGACTTCAAAAAAATAGAAGAAGAAGAGTTAGAAGAAGAAAACGTAACTGGTGGTGGTGAAGCATATGATACACCTAAAGCATTTAAAAAAAAGAAAAAGGATGATATGAAAGAATCTACATTTGTAAAAATGGCTAAACAATTTCTTGGTGAAGTAAATTATAATGATTACAAGAAAGATGAAACAGCGACTTCAAAACAAAAAGTTAATAGAGCTATAAGGGAAGTTAATAGCAGATTATTTAAGATAGAAAGAATAATTAATCAAAATGTAAAACTAAAAACAGAAACTGGAGTTGATTCAACAAAATATTGGAAATCGACAAGAGGTAATCTCGCAAGAATTTCTGAAAGAATGATAAATATTGCAGAAAAACTAAGAGGATTCTAAAATGCAAAAAGGATTATTAATAGATTATACTGCATTTGATATATCTCCTAAAACTATAACTGAATCAGAAAGAAAAAATAATGGTAAGGTTATTGTATCGGGTATACTTCAAAGAGCTGGTGCAAAAAACCAAAATGGTAGAGTATATCCTAAAGAAACTTTAATGAGAGAGGCCAAAAAATATTCATCTATACAAATTGCAGAAAATAGAGCATTAGGCGAATTAGACCATCCAGAATCAAGTATCGTTAATTTACAAAATGTTTCACATAATGTAAAAAAGATTTGGTGGAAAGGTAATGATTTAGTTGGTACAATAGAAGTATTAAGTACACCAGCTGGAAATATATTAAAAGAATTATTAAAGGCAGGAGTTAAACTTGGTATATCATCTAGAGGTTTAGGTTCTGTTGAAGAAATACACGAAGGTGAAGATGGAGAAAGTCCAGTAGTTAAAGTACAACCTGATTTTGAATTAGTCTGTTGGGACTTTGTTTCAAACCCTTCAACACAAGGAGCGTTTATGCAACCTGTAAATGAATCTATAACTCATAAACCATATAAGAAATATGATAAAATAAATAATATAATTAATGAAATGCTTTGCGAATTAACTTGCAAGTGCAATCTACCAAATAGGAGAAAATAACAATGGGATTCGATATTAGAAAATGGAAACGGCTCAACGAATCTAGTCTTAACACAAAGCGTATGACAGAAGAAGAACGTAAGGCTACTTTGGAAGCAGTTTCAAAATTTAATGAATATGGTCAACATATTTATAAAACTCAAGAAATCCAAGAGATGGTTGAAAATATAACAACAATGGCTGAAAATGCCAGTAGAATGGCTATGGAAGAATCAGCTGACTGGTTCGATGCTGTATCAGTAAAAAGAGATACAAGAGCTATTGGTGAAGCTATAAAGATTTTTGAGAGTACTGCAAAAGACATGTCAACACTACAACAAAGAATGGAGTCTGTTTATGAAGACATCGGTTCAAAACTTGGTAAGTACTATGAAATCAAAGAATTAAACGAAGAGGACGTAGAAGCTCCTGAAGACGAAGAAGATTTAGAAAATGCAGACGAGCTAACGGATAAACAAAAAGAATATCAATTACTCTTTAAAAA